GCCTTCGCTGGCATCGTTGCAATTCAAACTTTTTATGACACCTTGCCACCAGAGTTAATTGAAGCGTTACCAACTGATGCTCGGTCAAAAATTACAATTACATTAGCTGTATTGGGGTTAATTGGTCGTCTTATTAATCAAAACAGACCAAAGCCTTTACCGCCAGTAAAGGAGAACGCCGATGTTTGATTTCTTAAAACTTGGCTTTGCTGAAGTGCAATGGATTGTCGTAACAGCTTTAGGGATTTATGCATGGATCATTCAAAAACATAGTGCATCTGCTAAAGAAATGCTCGACCTGCATTTACGTGTGGTTGAGCTAGAAAATGCGATTAAAGATATGCCTTCAAAAGTTGATATTGCTCAGCTTCAAGGTCAACTCAATTCATTAAACAAGCAGCTTGACACTGTTCATGGTGGTGTGAAGCGTATTGAAGATTATTTGTTGACGAATAACAAGTGAGGTCACATGAGTTTTGAAGCCCATTTAAAAGAAGAAATGCGACTTGTCATACTTCGTTTGCTTAATGAATTACCTAGCTATCGCGGTAATAGCTCAACCTTGCATAGTGGGCTTAATCATTGGGGCCTAAGTTTTAGTCGTGATCAGGTTAAAACTGAACTGTACTGGCTGAAGGAACAAGGTTGTGTTGAGGTTGAAATGGATAACCCTGCTGTAGTGGTTGTAAAACTAACTGAGCGTGGTCAAGACGTGGTTGAAAGTCGTACACGTATTCATGGCATCAAACGACCATCAGCATAGGTGAAATATGTCAAAGTCATTTATGCATAAGTTATCTGATGAACAACGCGCATTTGTAGAAAAATTACTGCGTGAAGACCGACTGACATTGAATGAAATGCTGGATGAGATTCGGGCTGAATTTCCAGCTGATTCTATTCCAAGCCGTTCAGCTCTTGGTCGTGAGAAGAAAAACTGGGCTGAAGAAGCCAAAGCTATGCGTGAATTTGCTGCTGCGTCAGAAGTACTTGTTAAAGAGTTCGGTGAAGACCCTGACGACAAAGGCGGAATGTTGTTAGCTCAAGCTATTCAAGCCATTGTTACTAAGAAAGCTTTAGACGAATTAACCAATGATGGAACAAATCCAGAAAAGCCAAAAATGGATATTGATTCAGTTGGTGCACTTGCCCGTGCTGCCCGCGCTGCAATGATGACAAAAGAAAAGGCTATGGATAACCGTGAAGAGGTTCGGCGCCAAGCACGTGAGGAATTGCTTAAAGAACAAGACGAAAACCTCAAAAAAGCAGCTGCCTCACAAGGTATGGGTGAAGAGCAAATTCAATTTTGGCGTGAAAAAGTATTGGGTATTAAATAATGACTGCACCAAAACCTCGGCAAGATACAGTACGGATTGTAGACTGGGATGAGCTTCCTGAACGTGCCCGAAACCTACCTAATAATCTGAATCCTTTTGAAGAAGGTGTTTTGATGAAACACCAAGTTGAATGGTTGAAGATTAAGACAGATATTAAGGCGTGTCCTAAAGGGCGTCGAACAGGTATTACTTTTGCCGAAAGTTTTGATGCAGTTTTTACAGCTGCCGCCAGTAAAGAAGCTGGCGGTATGAGTGTTTACTATATTGGGGATACCAAAGAAAAAGGCCTTGAGTTTATCGGTTACTGCGCCAAGTTTTCCCGTGTGATTGCAGAGGCTCAAGGGCAAGGTATTTCACAAATTGAAGAGTTTCTTTTTGAGGACCAAAACGATAAAGGTGAAACACGCCAGATCACTGCTTATCGTGTCCGTTACTCCAGCGGCTTTCAAATCGTAGCCTTATCAAGCCGACCTGAAAACATCCGTGGTCTACAGGGTAAAGTTATTATTGATGAAGCAGCTTTTCACCCGAATGTTCAAGGTGTAATTGAGGCAGCAACCGCTTTACTTATTTGGGGTGGTCGTATCTCAATTATTAGTTCACATAATGGGAAAAATAACCCATTCAATCAATTTGTCAAAGATATTGAAAATGGTGTATTTGGTGAAGATGCAGCCGTGCATGTAGTCACTTTTGATGATGCTGTTGCTAATGGTTTGTATGAGCGTGTTTGCTTCATGCAAGGCAAAAAGCCAACCATTGAAGGTAAAGAAAAATGGTACACCAAAATCCGTAAAGCTTATGGTAGCCGTAAGGCAGCCATGCGTGAAGAATTAGATGCAATCCCTCGTGATGGTTCGTCAGTATGTTTACCGACTTTGTGGGTAGAGCGTGCGATGACGGAAGTTAGGACGGTATTGCGCCTGCAATTGGGTGATGATTTTACTGAGCTAACACCAGATGAGCGTGATGCATATATTGAGGATTGGATTCAGCGCTATTTAGAACCAGAATTACAAAAGCTTGATAAGACTAAGCAACATTGTGCTGGGCAAGATTATGCACGCCACCGTGACTTTAGTTTTATTTTGCCATTCTATATAGCTCAAGATTTACGTCGGATTGCGCCTTTTGTGATTGAAATGCACAAAGTGCCTTCACGACTTCAGCAGAAAATTCTGTGGTATATGCTTGATCGCTTGCCGCGCTTTGGTGGTATTGCAATGGATGCTACAGGTAATGGTGAAACCATTGCTGAGAATACTGCCGAGAAATATGGCGCACATATGGTGCATCAAATCAAACTGAGCCGTGCTTGGTATGGATTGTGGACACCTAAGCTGGTCACCGCTTTTGAAGAAGATATGATTGATTTACCAATCGATGCTGATTTAAAAAATGACTGCTCTGCGATTGAGGAAGTGGACGGGATTTATATGGTTTCTAAAGCACGTGCTAAGGATATTAAAGACCCTGAGCTGTATAGACATGGTGATGGTGCGGTTGCGATGATTTTGGCTTGGTATGCAAGTCTACATTTATCAAATGCGATTGAGTTTATTCCACTCCCATCTAAAACTGATATTGAAAATAATCCTGATAATTTTGATGGGTGGATAGATTCGGTTGGTTGTTGGTAACTTTTTATAATTAAGGGGAAGTATTTCCGTCTGAATAATAAGTATTAAAAATTCAATAATTCAAAACGAGGTGACGACACTTGTTGGAGCAAGAGTCGCCCCCTTTGGTAAAAGCGCTACCGCAGGCTTAGCCTCGTTACTGTGCACACAGTTATTGCAGGCTATCAAAAATGAAAAAGTTTTGCAGTAGGTGAAATAATGAAAACCAAGCCAATTGTTCCTTGGATGGGTGGTAAGCGTCGTCTGGTGTCGCAACTGATTGAAAAAATGCCAGAACACCAATGTTATGTAGAGTTATTTGCAGGTGGCGCAGCTTTATTTTTTATGCGTGAAGAGCAATCTAAAGTTGAAGTGATTAACGATTTAAATGGTGAACTAGTGAACTTATATCGAGTTGTGCAGCATCACCTTGAAGAGTTCGTGCGCCAATTTAAATGGGCGCTGGTCAGCCGTCAGATGTTTGAATGGCTTAAATCTGCCAGTGTTGACTTGATGACTGATATTCAACGTGCAGCACGGTTCTATTACTTACAACATACTGCCTTTGGTGCGAAAGTTTCAGGTCAAACGTTTGGTACAAGAACTGCAGGTAGACCAGTGAATTTACTTCGCATAGAGGAACAACTGAGTGAAGCGCATTTGCGTCTCTCCGGAGTGACAGTTGAGCATTTAACTTGGGATGCATGTCTACTGAAGTATGACCGTCCACATAGCTTTATGTATGCCGATCCACCGTATTGGAAATTGGCTGGCTACGGTGTTGGTTTCGGTTTGGATCAATATGAAAAAATGGCTGAGCTTATGAAGACCTGTAAAAGCAAAGTTATGCTTTCAATAAATGATCATGAAGACATGCGTGCCACATTTGATGGGCTAAATATTGCAACCACCAAAATTAAATATTCTGTGGGTAATTCTGGCTCAGGACGTGATGAAAAACAGGAACTCATCATCACCAATTACTGAAGCGTAGTGTTTATAGATTTATAAATCTTTATAAACGCGTTTTTCTGCATTTATTTTGCATTTTGCTGCAATGATCCGTAAAAATAAAAAAGGCGCTTAAATCGCAAATGAGCGCGTGAAATTGGGCGGAAGCATTTCCGCCTGATTTTAAGCCCGCTAAAATTTCACAATGGTGCAGAATCCTCAAATTGTATTTGCATCTATCATGGCTAAAAAAGACCGCACTTCTAAAAAACAAGATCGTACTGCATTAGAAACCCAGCAAACCGCAGAAGTATCTTGGCTGTCAAATCAGTGGCAAGAGCATCCAGTTGTTGGGATGACACCATATCGATTACATCAATTACTGACAGAGGCTGAGCAAGGCAATTTGCAGGCTCAGGCTGATCTGTTTTGTGATATGGAAGAGCGCGACGGTCATATCTTTGCCGAGATGGATAAACGCAAAAAAGGTGTAAACAAACTTGCATGGGGGGTAAATCCACCGAAACGTGCCAGTACACAAGAAAAGAAAATTGCTGAAGAAGTCCAAGAGTGGATTGATGATATTAAAAACTTTGAGATGTTCTTGTTCAATGCGATGGATGCTGTTGGACATGGTTATTCATGCCAAGAGATTCAATGGAAACGATTAGGTAATTTGTGGCTTCCAGATAGCTTTGAACATGTAGTCCCTCGAAACTTCATGACCCCCCATAACCAATTGAACTGTTTGCGTTTAAATGATGGTTCCCCAGATGGTGCCGAGTTCTGGGACTTTGGCTGGTTTAATCACTTACACCAAGCTAAAACAGGTTACATCAGTCGTTCAGGCTTATACCGGGTATTAGCATTTCCATTTGTTTTTAAAAATTATGCTGTTCGCGATGTGATGGAATTTTTAGAAATTTATGGCATGCCGATCCGGATAGGTAAATATCCTTCTGGTGCAACTAAAGAAGAGAAAATGACCCTTCAGCGTGCGGTTATGCTAATTGGACGCAATGCTGGTGGGACTATTCCCAATGGGATGAGCATTGATTTTGAATCAGCTGCTGATGGTGATACTGCCAACCATATGAATATGATCAAGTATTTTGAGCAGATTCAGTCAAAAGTTATTGTTGGCGGCACTTTGATTTCACAAGCGGATGGCAAATCATCTACAAATGCACAGTCAAAGACGCATGAAATTCAATTTGAAGCATTGATAAAGTCTGACGCCAAACAGTTAGCACGTTCAATTACTGACAATCTCATTGATTATTTGATGCGATTGAACTACCCCAATATTCATAAAGATCGTTATCCGGAGTTTTACTTTGATACCAGCGATGTTGAAGACATGGAGGTATTTAGTAATTCTCTTGAGAAGCTGGTTGGTGTTGGTATGAAGATACCTTTGTCATGGGCGCATGAGAAATTAGGTATTCCACAGCCTGCTAATGATAAAGAGCCTGTACTTGGGATTGTGCAGCAGCCAAGTCAAATACCTAACCTAGCGTTGAATACTTTCCAGCCAAATTTACTAAACAATTTGATTGCTGCCAACTCTGCTCAATTGCCTGTTGAAGAGCAAGCATTGCAATTGTTGTTAAAAGAACAATCTGAAACTGCCCAAACAACGGCTGAAGACTGGACCAAGCAATTATTGGCAAAGATTAATGCTGGCAATGAAGAGGAAGTTTTAGCACTCCTTCAGGATGTTTACCCGGGTGATGATGAACCAGCTCTACAAGAAAAATTAACACGTTTAATTTTTGCAGCTGAAGTTATGGGTCACTTAAGTATTCAAGCGGAGCAAAACTAATGCCTAGCGCTCAACGGCCTGAGCTTAATGCTCTGTTTACCTTGCCGCCTGAAGATGCCATTTCTTATCTTGAGAAAAAAGGTTTTAAGATTGGTTGGGATTGGCATGAAACCCTTGATAATGCACATAGCAAAGCATTTACAGTGGCAAAAATTGCCCGCATGGATTTGCTTCAGGATATCCGTCAATCCTTGATTACTGCAATGCAGAAAGGACAAACACTGGAGCAATGGAAAGCCAATATTACGCCAACCCTTCAGGAAAAAGGTTGGTGGGGAAAAAAAACCGTCATTAATCCAGAGGGTCGAGAACAAGAAGTTCAACTGGGCAGCCCGCGTCGGTTACGTACGATCTACGATACAAATATGCAGTCCGCTTTTGCAGCTGGACGGTACAAAGCAATGCTTGCAAGTGCTGAAGCACGGCCATACTGGGAATGGCGTCATATTACGATTAGCAATCCTCGTAAGCAGCATGTGGCCCTAAATGGTCGATTATTCCGTTTTGATGACCCGTTTTGGAATGTTGCTTATCCCCCAAGTGAGTGGGGTTGTAAATGCCGGGTGATTGCACGTTCTGCCCGTGAGGTTGAAGGTAAAGAAATATTATCAGGTGAAGGAAATGAATCTCACATATATGAACGTGTGGGCGTGGATCGCAATACTGGAGCCGATGTTATTGTTAAGCGCACTCAGTTTGATATTCCAACTAAAGATGGGAAATTAACCTTTGCACCCGCTGCTGGTTTTAATGGCTCACCAGCTTCTAGCTTTTTGTTGAATGATGTAATGATTAATCGAGCGACTAACCTGATGGGAGAAGCTCGTGGACTAATTCAATCACAGAAGTTAATGACTAATCATAATCTTACAAAGGTTAATGAAAGTTTTGTGAATCATGCCCTGAAGCTTTCAAAATCTCAAAAACAGTTTAGTCCAATTGGTGTGCTTCAGTATGATTCAGTAAAATTCTTAACAGCGGTAGGTCAATCATTTGAATCTAAAATGATATGGTTGAGCGATGAAGTACTTGTTAATAAAAAATACACTGATGTATCTGTAACTGAACTGATTGCTTTGCCAGATTTAATTGCCAATGTGGAGCAAAAGCTTTGGGATAAACAAACTCAGGCTTTGTTTTATGTATTGCCACATAACGTTGTTATTGAGTTCAAAGTGGTATCTGGACATTTGCAAGTATCTCGTATCTTCAAAAATATGCCTTCAAATGATTTTGAGGTGATTGAATGAGCTTTATTCAAATCAAAAATGATGCTCTGGTTTCTCGTTTAGGCCAAGCAGCTGATCGTATGGGTGACACCACACCATTATCGGCAGCGATTGCAAATACATTTGCAGCTATAACTGAAGATAACTTTGATGCAGGTGGACGTCCTAAATGGGCTGGTCTGGCTCCGGATAGATCACAACCTTCTTACCTATACCAATCAGGGAATTTGCGACGTAGTATCACGACTCAATATACCCGTGACCAATCAATCATTGGCACCAATGTTCCTTACGCCCCCATTCTGCATAACGGGGGGCAAACTCGTCCGCATGTGATACGTCCCAGAAATAAACAGGCATTGTCATTCAATGGCAAGGTGTTTAAACAGGTCAATCACCCGGGAAGCAAGTTCCCGGCACGACCATTCTTGCCGATGGATGAGCACGGATTCTTACAAAAAGAGGCAGAAGATGCAGTGTTAGATGACGTAGATTTTTATTGGCATAGAAGCTTTGAATAAGAATAAATAAACTGGGCGGAAGTGTTTCCGCCTGATCTTTTTTATCCCCTCAATTTAATCTCATAACATCTTTTTAAAAGTAGATGTTATGCCTAAATCAATTCTTGTCGCTTCATGCTCAATTGACTTGAATGCCACATCGACTCATCTGGTACTTGTTCCTGAAGGAACATTCAATGGAGTTGATGGACGACCTTTTGATGCACCGCATTGGGTACTTACACCTGAACGTGGTGAGCAGATTGTTGCTGCATTAAATCAACGTAAGGTGGACATGGTTATTGATTATGAACATGCCACATTAAAAGCACAGGAAACTGGTGAACCAGCTCCCGCTTCAGGATGGTTAAAAGCAGCATCTTTTTCATACATCAAGGGAGTTGGCATATGTAGTACTAATTTTAAATGGCTCGATAAGGCCAAAGGCCATATTGAGAAGGAAGAATATAAGTATTTATCACCCGTTCTTTTTTATACCAAAACAGGTGAAGTCGTTGGACTTCATAGCGTTGCATTAACCAACACCCCTAATCTGGATAATCTGCCCGAGGCTCGTCTTGCTGCCTTGGCACAGGATTACTTTACCCAAAATTCCACACAGGATTCTGAAATGGAAGAGTTATTAGAACAACTGCGCTGGATGTTAAATCTGCCATTGTCTGCAACAGCAGAAGAAATTTTGGCAGAACTTAACAAGCTGTCAGCGCAAATCAAAGAAAAAACCGGTGTTGCTGTAGCTGCAAATGGTCAGCACCTTTTTGATGCCTTAGCTGCAATTGATCAGCTTAAGCTGGCTGCAAACAGTCAAGATCAAGTCGATATGACTCAATTCGTTCCGATGGCTGTTTATCAAGAAGCTGTCGCAAACGCTGGTAATGCTGAGGCGGCTCAAAAGGCAAAAGAAATTGATGACTTGATTGTGGCTGCATGTAGTGATGGTCGTTTAACTGGTCAAGCAACCATTGAATGGGTGAAGGAACAGGCAAAAACCAACCCTGATTTTGTCAAAGCTCATATTGAAAGCCTGCCAAAAATCGCAGCTTTAACTCAACGTCAAACTGAGCAAGTGAATTTAGCAGCAAACCATCAGCAACAACCTGTTGTAGATGAAATTGCCACTAGCATTGCGACCCAATTAGGGCTTAACCCAGCAGATTTAGGAGCTAATCCATGACATATATGCAAAATGAAATCGTCACTGAAATGCGTGACGGTGAGTTAATCCCTGTCCCATTAAAAGCTGGTGCAATGGTTCTGGTCGGGACATTCGCATTGGTTGATGACACTGGATTTGCTGTGGCATCTACGGCTGCTATTGCAGCGACTCAAAAAGTTGTGGGTGCTTGGGATGGTTCAGCAGATAACACAACTGGTGAAGATGGTGACGTTCTAGCAACTGCCCGTCGTAAAAAACAATTCTTATTCCGCAACTCAAAAACCGATCCTGTCACACAAGCTCAATTTGGTGAGGACGTGTTTGTGGAAGATAACCAAACCGTTGCTAAAACAACAGGTGCAGGTCTTCCAGTTGCTGGCAAATGTATGGGTTTTGATACGCAATTTACTGACTGCGTTTGGGTGGAGATTTAATTAATGGTTATTACTGAACAAAATGGTGCTCGTATTCTGAATGCTTTGAGTACAAGCCTTAAACTAGTATTCAAAAATGCATTTGATGCGGCTCCTAGTAACTATGCAAAAGTAGCAATGGAAGTGCCAAGTACTGGTGCATCTAACACTTATGCGTGGACGGATCGCTTTCCTGCTTTACGTAAGTGGATTGGTGATAAAGCAGTTAAAAAATTAACAGGTCATGCCTATATTCTGGTCAATGAAGATTATGAAGCTACTGTTGAAGTAGATCGTAATGATATTGAAGACGATAACTTGGGTATGTACACCATCGAAACTCAAGCTGCTGGTCAATCAGCTAAAGAATGGCCTGATGATCTTGTCTTCACTGTTTTGACAAAAGGTTTTGAAGAAAAGTGTTATGACAATAAGCCTTTTTATTCTACTGATCACAAAGTCGGTGAAGGTAAAAATGCCAAAGTCTTTTCAAACAAACTTACCAAAGCATTAAGTGTATCTACACTGGCAGCTGCACAAGCAAGTCTTGGTGCTGCAATGACCATGATGCAAGAACTAAAAGATTCAGAAGGTAAGCCACTCAACTTAAAAGCAAACCTTTTAGTTGTGCCTCCAGCATTACGAGAAGTTGCTAATGCCTTGATGACTACAGATCGCCTAGAAGATGGGAAGGTAAACCCTTATAAAGGTGAATTTGAAGTTTTGGTATGTCCTTGGTTAGAAACAAAAACTGAATGGCACCTTTTAGATGCATCACGTCCAGTTAAACCAATTGTTTATCAACCCCGTAAAAAACCAAACTTTGTTGCCCAATTCGACATGAATAGTGACAGCGTCTTCATGCGTAAAAAATATCGTTACGGTGTGGAAGCACGAGGTGTTGCTGGTTTTGGTTTATGGCAAATGGCTGTGGGTTCTACTGGTACTCAGGCATAAGGTGATTTGATATGTATGCAACGGCAGACGCGATGATCAAAAAGTTCGGGGAGCATGAATTAATTCAGCTCACGGACAATGTAGAACCTTATTTGGATGGTATCAACTACGACAAACTAAATGCAGCATTGCAGGAAGCGAACTCGGAGATTGATGGTTATCTGATGGGGCGCTATAAGCTGCCGTTGCAAACTGTCCCTCCATTTCTTGAAAGCCTAGCTTGTCATATCGCTCGTTACCATGCTTGCACTGGTGCAATGACGGATGATGACCCAATTCGCACCCGGTATGACGATGCAATTAAGAAATTGAAAGATATTTCAAAAGGTATTGTTGGCGTAGGTGGAACACCAGCTGGTGAATCTGAACCTGTAAAGACCTCATCCAATAATGTGATGTTTTCCGTTGGACGGCATGACTTTGGAGGTAAAGGCTGGTGATTGATTTAAGTGTTGTTGAACAAGGCATCAAAGACGTCATGGCTAAACAAGTCAATGACAAAAAATGGACTTGGGTTCGTGAAATCAAAACTTATGGCGGTGAGTTTGATGATGGCTTGACCACTATTATCAAGGCATTTCCAGCTATTTGGGTGACTTTTGAGAGTTCTGGTACACCCAAGAAGATTGCTCATAACAAAACAGAATTTCCTTTGAAATTTGTTGTTTTAGTTGGTGCTCGTTCTGTACGTAATGAAGAAGCGCGTCGCCACGGTGCTGCAAGTGACATTGGTACATACAAAATGTTAGCCCATGTGCAACAGCTTTTGATTGGCAATGACTTGTCTTCTGTTGGCGTAACTGGTCTAGCCCCACTAGAACTTGGTCGTGCAAAAACTATCTTCAACACCAAAACGGCCAGCCAGTCCATCAGTGTCCTATCTCAAGACTTTACTACCCAATACACCATTACTGCTTCAGATCGTGACCGTGAAGAGGCTGATGAATCTATCGGTGAAATCCACCGAATCAATGTCGATTATTGCTTCAATCCGGGTGATGACGTTACTGACGCATCTGATCTGGTTGAACTGAAGGAAAATAAATAATGAGTATTCCTGCTGGTATTAAAACACCCGGCGTTTATACAGACGTCAATATCAATACCCTCCGCACAGGGCTTCCAGCCAATGAGCAAAAAGTACTTTTTGTGACGCTAGATGTTTTGTCCGGTCAATTTACCCCAGTTGATGTTTATGACACAGCTGGAGCTGATTCTAAATTCGGAAAAAATTCACAAGCTGGTCGCATGATCAAAGCTGCTGTAAAGACAAACCGCCTTGTTAATGCTCAGGCAATTGCTCTTGCCGTTGATGGTGTTCGGACACAGAAAGCATTACATACCGAATCGGGTGACGCTGTGTTAGCTGAAGACGGTGCTTTAATTGAACCATAAGGAGTAATATATGGCTCAACTCATGATTGAAGTGCCTGGTACTAAAATCAGTGAATTGGAAAAAACTTCTAGCGTTTCACGTGGTGATGTTATTCCGGTAGTCCAAGATGAAGAAACAAAACAAGCTGATATTGGTCAAATTTCAGATTTTGTTAAATCTGAGCTTGGTTCTGCTGCATTAAAAGATGTAGCTGATTTTGCAACACCTACTTCTGTTGCAGAGGTGAGTCAGGCAAGTCAAATGCGTGATGATGCTCAAAATGAGCGCATTGAACGTATGGAATATTCCGTTTATCTCTTCCAGAAAAATGGAGTATACAAAGCTTATCGAACCAAAGCTTTAATGCTTTTAGACGTTTCAAATATACCAGTTAACTCTATTGTTACTGTCGTTGATGATCCAGATAATAATCCTGACATCAACGATATCAATGGAGAGTATCACTTTGATGGCAATGATTTTCTAAAGCTTGAGAATAATGTACTTGGTTTAATCAAGTCTAAAATGGCTCAAGCAGAATCAAATTCAAAGTCTTATACCGATACTGAAATCAAGAAACTTGAAAATAATATTGATGTTTCAGTCGAGAATTTAATTGGTAAATTCGTTCTATCCTCTGACTCTGAAAACATCTTTGAGTTCAAAGACAGTTCTGGAAATGTCGTACTTGCACTGAATAAAAAGGGCCAGCTTGTCTCGTATGATGAAGATACTAAACGTTCAATCTTGCTCACAAATCAGGAAGACATCAAAGAACTACAAAAGTTTGTCGATGAACTGAATCTGAACAATATCAGCGTACTGTTAAAGCTGCTTGCGACAAGTAATTCCAGTGATTTATATACGTTTGAAGATAGCGACGGAAATATTGTCCTGCGATTAACAAAAAACGGCATGCTGCGCTCTGGTCAGATCGATGGGCTTCA